GAAAAGCTTTTCACAATCTTGTGCCATAGCAATAAGTTCTCCTGTTGTCCAGTATTCTTTATCTTTAATACCTACCTTTAGATACTTAGGCTTTCCATCCTCTAATAGTTTTTCTTTTTCTTCTTCGGATGGCTCTGGGAAAGAACAGTCATAACCAAACAGATGGAACTTTCTAAACCCTAGTGTGTGCATAATGCCTATCGATCTCATAGCAGCACAAGTTCCTCCAGTAATCATGGTAGCCCCTTCTGCAATACCAAGCTCTTCATTTACCTTTACTGCATTATTCACAAGCTTATCTTTTTGATTTTCTTGAAGTGATTGTGTGAATGCATGCCATCCAATAATATTATTTGTTTTCTTTTTAATAAGTTTGGTAATAGAGGGATCAGTCATAGATGCTGGCATAAAGATTGTCTTCTTATCAATTTTTTTAAATAAATCTTTTCGTACAACACCATGTGTACTTATACCTTCAATAGGTCTAGGGTCTAGGATTACACATGCCCAAGGCGGGATACCTTCTTTGAGGAGAGTAGGATAAGAATGTTTAACGCATACCACCTTTGTTCTTTCCTCACCTTCCATTTTAATAATAGACCTAACCTTATCAAAGTCAGTGCTTGATCCACCAGAAACTATAAGAGCAACCTCGTCGTTAGGACTTGCTCTACCAACCCACTTCTTAATAATTTTAGTATTTTGTTTTACATTATTTTGAATGTCTTCCTTTGGCATACAGTCTCTAGGTTGAATAACGATAGGAACATTAGTAAAGTTTTCTGGAATGTCAGGAATGTTATCGTTATTAATAATAACTGCTAGGTGTGTTATACCTCCCTCTACAATTCTATCTTGAGAAGGTAAAACTTTTTTACGACCTTCAAACTTTTCTATAATTTTATTTACACCATAGAACTCTTCACCGGGATCGTTACCATTCTCGTCCTTACTAACATAATCGTCGAATACAATAACGTCTGATTCTTTAAGCATTTCATAATCATGGTTGACTGTATCTTCTGAATGTCCACCATCGATGTAAGCAAAATCTACTTTAGTATTTTTAAGCTGCTTCTTTGTGTCTCCCTTAAAGAGGGTGAAGTTAAATGTTTTTCCTTGGCTTTCCATTGCACCAGCAAACTCATTTAGCCTAGCCTCTACAGCCTCTAAACTATTATGTGCCTTGCTGTTTAGCTCTGCTTTATCAAGTGCCTCTGTAGCCTCTTCAAAAAGATCATAGCCTGTATAGGTAACTTCATCTACATGCTGGAATGCTGCCATAGCCATCTCAATAGCTCGACCACCGTTCCATGTACCAGTTTCTACAATAGAGTTTGGTTTATAAATTTCTATCAGCCGACCAATTTGTTTGTATCTTGCTGGTCCTGTAACATCAGGAGAAACTTCTAGATTATTCTTTTTCTTAGCACCCTTTTTATGTTCTATATAATCTCCAAGAGGAAATAACTCAAAGGCTTGCTTACCATCTGTCATGCTTTTAATATCTATGTGTCCCGTCCAATCATGATACTTTAAACCATGTGCTTTATAAATAGTAAGTAATCTTTCAAAAATAAAACCATCATGCCATTCTCTGTACTGTAATATTTCTCCTGATAAGTAGGCACCTAAGAAATCTCCTAAGAAATCTACAGGTACTTGACTTTCTAGATTTAGACCAATGAAAGATGTTTCACTATATGTAAAATTCTTTCTTCCTAGATGTACTAGGTCTGATCCAGTAGGTAAGTTTTCTAAAAGATTACCTCTGCTTAAAGGCTTTGTAATTATTGTGTCAGCATCCAGCCATACAAGCCAGCCGGGATTTTCTTTTGACTCAACCATTCCAAAAGCACAATCAGAAATAGCAAAGACTTTATGACAAAACTTAATAGCATCTACTCTAAAGTTATAGATAGCCTTACCACCCATTGTACCGTCATACTCTTTAAACTGCTCTCTAAACTCAAGCATGTCCTCAAGATTATTTAAGTTTCGATACTCAATGTTTTTTGATTCAGGTAATTCTTTTGTTGTAATATCAAAGTCATGATAATAAGCTACCACTTTAATCTCTGGTGCAAAGTTTTCTGCAACAGACCAGATCATATCTTTTGCGTAGGTATCCCAGCCATCCTCTGAAAAGGAAGTTACTACAGTTACATTTTTAAACATAAGATTTTTTCCATTTTAATTGTTTCTCCTTTCCGAGAACTTCTTCTACTTCAATACTGTCTGATAAGACTTGCCACTCTAGAGCATACTTAGCGTCTGACCTTTGCTTTGGTTTCCATTCTTTAAACCAAGGACCTCCACTTGTAAAGTGTACATTCTTTGCATCAAGGGTATCATCCGAATGCCCGTCTAACCAGTTCCATGCTTGATCAATCTCTCCAATATCTTTGTCATCTAACCATTGAAAGTTATGTAAGTACCAACCAGTTTTTAAATTGACATCATCTATAGTAAGATTTTTATGGTCGGGGTGGCTACAGGACCACAAAATAAAAGAAGACCAGTTCTTTCTACTATATTGCTGCTGTACCTGCCCATCCATCTTGATAGCAGACTTAGGATTGTAGTCATGTTTAACACACCAGAGAGCTTTCCTCTCTGACTGTTTAGGAATATCAAAAACTTCCATAATATCTGATCTGACTAGCATGTCACAGTCCATAAAAAGAGCAGTACCTCTATGCATATTTAAAAACGGTACAAGAAATCTAGTGAAACTAAATTCTGTAGAGAATGGTTTTCTGTCTGTACCATCTAACTTAATACCGTCACCCGATACATAGTAGCTTCGTCTGTAAAAATTAATATCTCTAAGTCGCCCCTGTTTCAAGGGAATAATATTTACAGGTGCGCTTGTATGATCCAAGATTGACTCTCTTAAAACTCTATAAGCTTGGTCCTCTCTAGAGTCATAACCAATATAAATATTAGGTATGGTGTTATCTGTCGTCATTATAATTTAATCTCAAATACAGTGCCTATCGGCTCAATGTTTTCAACGTCATCGTTTTCTTCTAACACTCTAGTCCATCCTGTTCTGTTTGAAAAGTATTCTATGCAGTCACATTGATTTTGATTGCCATAGTTTCTAAGAGTAGTCCATAAAGATTCTTTCCAGTTATTCATAGTATTATTATCTGCTGACATATAGCCCCAGAAGAGACTACGTTTATCGGGATACTCTGTGATGCTTGTGCAGAATGCAGCCTCAATAACGCCATCATCATTGTATACACCATCTTCTCCTCTGTAGACCCACACATCTAATAGCTTATTAGAAATCTTTGTGTGTAGTAGCTCAAGGCTATCTCTTCCTGATGCTTGAGTTTTAATAACCTTTATAAAAAGTTTACTCAAGTCAGGCCAAAAAATATTAAATACTTCATTGTCCAACTTTAAGAATTTACTCATTACTTTCCTTGTCCTTTGTAAGGTTTCCAAGCTTTACGTTTTGATTTGTTAGTTGGTCTTGAAAGAACCGACATACCAATACTTGTTTTCTTTTTTACCGGATAGGTTTCTAAGATTTTTTTATTTACTTCTTTTGACATAGGTTATAGGGGAGACATTTCTGCCTCCCCCTCCTGTTAATTAATTTCAAATGTTTTTGTTTCTTTCTCGTCTACAACTTTTTTGTAGATAGCTATTGTAAGAATACCATCTGTATATGTTACCTCTTTGATTTCCATAAAGGGAGACAACTTAAACTCTTTCTTAAAAGCTCTAGAAGCAAGACCATCATATGTACATTTCCAATCTGTATCGCCATTAGCACCAATGAGTTTGTTGTACATTTGTTCTGATCCGTTAGAACTAATCTCAAGAATATCTGATTCTGTTAGCTCTACGTTTAACTCCTCTTTAGAGTACCCGGCCACTGCAAATTCTAGGTAGTACTTTTCATTTTTATAATTAGTTATTCTGTGGGGAGGAAAGTTTCCCTTCTCAGCATTTCCCTGCATTGTTTTTAACTCGTCAAATAAAACATTTAAACCTACAACATGGTTGTTCATAAACTCTGTAAACATTTTTATCTCCTTTAAGCAAGATGTTGCGGGAACCCATTATGGCGTTCCCTTCTTAGTGTATATCATAGTTTATTATTATTGTCAAGTATTTATTTGGCACTCTCGGCAGGACTCGAACCTGCAACCTACAGATTAGAAGTCTGTTGCTCTATCCATTGAGCTACGAGAGTATAGCTTCGTCGTATATCTTTTTGTAGTTTTGAGCAAGCATAAGAAGCTCTTCTGGAGTTACATTATTTTTACATCGGTTAGCCCTCCAACTTACCCATTGTACGTTTCCTTTTATGTATCCTTTACTATTATCAATTCTGTCTAACGATGGAGTGCTATCATGTCTTGGAGGGCTATGCCAATTTAATGCTATGTTTAGCAATGGACACATACCGTCAGTCGGATAGATACTTTCTAAGTATTCTTTCGTTAAATTAAACTCAACATTAATTTTTTTACTCCTTTCTTTTACTCTACGGAGTTTACCAACAATTGTAACGTCCCGTTTTCTGCTGTAACCGAGTGCTTGTTGTCTTAGACGTTCTTTATTCTCAGGTTTTGAGCGATACGATCTCATGTATTCTCTTTTATATTTTTTTCTATTTTCTGTTTTCTTATACCCCACAGACTCCTCCTGTACCTGCTATCTCACATATATCATGTGTTTGAATGTTCTCTTCAAACTCTTCACCAAGCTTATCGACAGCTTCTTTGTAGGGAACAACTGTAAGAGGTTGTCCTCCTCGACTACCGTCAGGGTAGCAGGTAAATCCTCTAAGTCTATGTGCATACTTAGCAAGGGTATTAGCAAAGGGAACAACAAGGTCTTCATTGTTTTCTTTTGATCCCCAAGCAGGAAGATTAATCGTACTGGAGATTGACATATCCACATACTCTTGAATGTTTGCCTGAAAAGAAAGTCTACGTTCGTAGTCTGTAGCTAAGTCTATAGCTGACTCAATCTTATCTGGATCAGTACCATACAACTCAATCATCTCCTGTGCTGCACTATCAACAACGTACTGGTAATGCCACCGACGATTCTTTAGATACCTTCTCTTGTAGGCTACAGCAAAGATAGGCTCAACACCTGTTGACGTACCAGCAATAATACCAATGGTTCCTGTTGGGGCTACCGCCCTTATAGCAACAGGGCTAGAGATATTTAGTTTATTAGAAAAGTCTCTAGAAACTTTATCTGATTCTGACTTATAAATTTTTAACCAACGGTGCATTTCTTCTGTGGTTTCATAGCGGCTTCCTCGTTGGATAAGCCACTCATGTAGTCCCATCAAACCTAGACCAAGGCGACGATTCTTTTCTCTTGTTTTATAAACTTTATCATAGGGTAGTTGCGCTCGTAGTGTGCCACAGATTAAGAATTTGGTAGCCAGTTCGACCACCGAACGAAGTTGCTGAACGCCATCAATCCTAGCAAAATTAAGACTACCCAGATTACATACATCGGAATCATCACCTCCGTCCTGTGCATTTCTGTTGTTTGCTGTAACTTCTGTACAGGCGTTTCTAAGTGTCTCATGTTCTTTGTCAAAGAAGTTGAAGCTAAAGCCGGGTTCTGCGGTTGATAAAGCTTGTCGTACATTAGTAATAAAGACATCTCCAAGTTCTCCTGTATTCCAGTAGTTTAATAGCCACTCTGTATCATAATTAACAGAGACATTAGTCATATCAAGTGGAGCAGGAAAATTAAAATCATCCTGTTTAACGTCGAACAACGTCTGACCTGTTGTACCTATAGGCATCTCTTTCCAGTTCTTTGATCCAAGAAACTTATAGATATCTTCATGCTTCCAATTAAGACTTGCATAGATAGCAGACCTACGGCTACCACCCTGCATGACCCTTCGGCCAATTTCATTGATCATTTGCATCTTAGGTAGAGGACCACTGGAGATACCACCAGTACCTCCTAGAGTTTTACCCTCTGCTCTGTACACAGAGTAGTCAGCACCAATACCTCCACCTGTCATCAGACAGGACTCAGCCTTCCATGAGAGGTTAGCCCAATCTTCTCTTGTGTCTTCTTCACAATCTAATAGATAACAATTATTAAAAAACTTTTTATCTCTACCTGCATAGTAAAGATAGCGTCCTCCGGGCAGAAAACGTAGGTCCGCAATGTGACTTACAAGTTCGTCCTTCTCAGACTTACTCATATGCTTTTGACATACATCTTCTACAAGCGTAGCCGCCAACTCATGCATAGTCTCTGCACCTTCATGAGAGTACTTTGTATAGAAAATGTCTTCTGAAAACTTTGATCTAAACTGTGGATTTTTATTAGACTTAAACATTTAATTCCCCTACTGTTTTTCGTTATAGGCCAACTGTAAAATAAGCTCTGCGTAATGGATCACTTTCTTGATATCCTCTGGACCAGAACCTTTCTTTCTATGACGAGTAATATACTTTACAATGTTACCCTCAAAGAAATCTAATTCATTAGCATGTATATAGTCAACGGGTTGTATCTTACAATCTTTATAATGATTACCACCTACCTGTGTAGATTTAGCACTCGTATCAAAATCCAATTCTTTATGCCTCCTTACAATGTACGATGTAAAATCTTCTCTAGATTCAGTCATGAAAATGTTTCAACATTTGTTGCCTCAATACTTCTTTGTTATCTGATAATGTAATACGTCTAGCAAAGTCTCTTACCTTGCTAGAATTAATACCTGCTAGGTCACATACCATATCGAAGTTATCCACAACAGATACTACAGTAGAAAAGAACCAAGCCATAGCCTCTTCTTTAGCTCCCTTGTGGTGTTTCGTAACATACTCTTCTTCACTACATATGTCAACTAAAGCTTGCAAAATTACTCCATTAAAAAGTTCTACATTAGGATCAGTAGACTTTTCAATGGGATCATATACATGAAGCTTTTG